TATTGGTCGGGACAACGTGCTGTTTACTACTGATGTGCCGCACGAACGGGAATATCGTTTCGTCGCAGGCGGGGACCGTATTATTGTTCGCGCATCGGAGTGGGTGGACGGCACAGCGAACATCAAGATATCGGCATCCAGATCGTCTTCCATTGTTTTTGTTAATGGGCCTGTCCACGACGCAGAGGAAGAGGCCACGCGGGGCGGGTTTGCCTTCATTGCGGGCACCGGCGTTGTGCCAGTCCTTGGCACTCAGGCGCTATTTGTCAAACTTGACAACCCATCAACGTCCAACGCTAACATATTTTTAATGCGCAGGCGGTTTAGCGGCAACAGGACCGCCAACGACGCGGTTTTGGAATACGAAGCATATGCAAACCCCACAATGATCCTAAGCAATGTGGGTCCAGAAATAAATCGACGGATTGGCGACGCTAACGCATCAGAGTCGACATGGAGTTGGCAGGCCGCAGACATATCTGCGATCACCATCGGCGGCACCCAAGGCAGCGGCGGATTTGTGCCGCATCTTGGGGTCCCTGAAGTTCGCGACGTTGAGGTTATTATTCCGCCGGGGGAAAGCCTTGGCTTTGTCGTCACCGGCGCAGGGGCAAACATCGGGCAGGCCGCGCGCTTGTCAATATCTCTTGAATGGTACGAAGAGCCTATATTCTAGCACCGCAATCAAACCCAATAAAGGCCACAAAAATGGTAACATTCGCAAACCGAGCCAAAGTATCAACAGCCACCACGGGCGCGGGGACAATCACGCTTGGCGCTGCTGAACTACGGAGCCAGACGTTTGGCGGCGCTGGATTGGTTGACGGCGATGTCGTGCGGTATACGATTGAAGACGGTAACAACTTCGAGATCGGGACCGGCACATATACCGCATCAGGAACAACCCTAACGCGCGTGCCTTACGATAGCAGCAACGGCGGCGCGGCGATCAACCTGTCAGGTGTGGCGGTCGTGTTTGTGACTGTCGCGGCTGAAGACTTGGCGGGCGCTTTGAATGCCTTGGTTTTTGATACCCGCGCGCTTGCCGAGGGGGCCACGATCAAACCAACCGCCAACATGATTTGGGTGGGGACCGCTGCGGGTTCTTATTTGTGCTTTGAGCCGACCGCGGCAAACCCCGCATTAACAACAAACACGACAACACGGCTTTGGCGTCCGGCTAGGGCGTTTGATTCTAGATTGCCGCATTGGGGAGTTGGCACCTATGCGACCAAACCTGCAGCATTGGCCGCCCTAGATGCGATGTCAGGCGCAGAGCGAACGGCGCACCAGACGGCCCTTGAGGCGGCGTTCCTGCACACCAGCGGCGTTCTTTTAATTGATGGATGGGTTGAGGCGATTGACGAGGTTGTGGTGGGCAACGCTTGCACGCCAGACTTGCTGGGCGGGATTGCAGGCGAGCAACTGATCGGCGGCATTTTTTGCGGTTCTCGTTTTAATTTGCTGGCCGATAGTGTGGTGACAGCGGGTGCGACAGGCGTGGGGTCATACGCTCCATACATCAAGGCGATGTCGATTGCTTTGGACCAGTCAGCGGCGGAAGCGGCGGCGCAGGTCGCGTATGATGCAGCTATCGCCGGAGCGCCGGGCGATGTGCCTGCGGCGGTCGCGGCGGGGATTACTGCATTTGACGGGGCAATCATTGACTACCCTAAGCCGTTCGTTGGCAAGGAAGCGTTTGGCCTACTCGAAACCACGCGCGTCACAGGCATGACTAAACCCACAACTTGGATCGCGCCAACCTTCACACCAGGCAGCGGCAACTTAGACAACATCGGCGGATGGGAAGCTCAAAACCTGCAACTGTCGGGATACAATCAGCGACTTAGAATCGAAAACGGGTTTCACTTCTTAAAGGTGGGGCGCATTGACGATTGGGTCTGGGACTTGGGGCCGCGTGCTCAGGACTACCGAAACCGCGACATCACTGCTGGCGTTAAGAGCGAGGCCATCTACTTCGGAAGGCTTGACAGCCTTATCGTTGACCATATCGGCATATTCGCGGCGGGCCAGATTGTAATTGATAAAGGCGAAGGCGCGTCAATTACTGACCAGATCGGCACAGTCCAGCTCGACGGGCACTTCTCGTCTCTCACTCTGCGGAGCGGTCGCACACAGATTGACGCACTGTATGGAACGGAGGACGTTTCGGCGGCATCACTGCCGCATAAAATTCTGTGCGAATCAGGAACGCACATAATTGCATCAGGGTCACTTCTTGGAAATTCTGACGCGTTAATCAAGGTAACAGGCGGTCGGCTTGAATATGACGGTATCATTCGCAACACGAACATCAATGGCCACGGCGGTCTGGTTACTGCTGGACAGCTTGTATTTGATGGCGCGCACTTTGTCGTGGGTGTTGTTGGCTCGTTTGATTACTCGGCTTGGAATGTTGGATACCTTGAGCAATCTGGCACGGGTGAGTTGACTGTCACGGCAAACTGCACGGCAGAGCAATTCACCGGCGGCGGTGTGGTGCAAGGCCCTTCTATCTCAGTGTGGCAGTTTGCCAAGGTGATCGCAAACAACTCAGGGTGTAACGTGTTACCGTCGCCACGTAGGCGCGTTGATATGGTGCAGGCTTTGTCTGGGTCTTTATATAACCTATACCCAATAAAGGGGTCTCAGGTCTACACGCTGGACGGTGTTGATCATTTGGGTGTAGGTGGCGCGACTGCTATTTCAGGTCTCCCCGGGTTGGTCTATGCGTCCACATCACGAGCCCTTGACGGCGTTGGAACCTACCCCACCGGAACCCTTGCGGGCCGTCCCGCGGCTATTGCAATCGGCGACAGCACAACGGGCATGGCTCAAAACGGCGCTGGAAATTTAGAGCTTTGGTCAAGCAATGTTGTTAGGTTTAGCTACGCATCGGGGGCGTGGGACCTTACTGGCGCATTGAATGTTTTGGGCGGCATTAACGTTTCTGCCAACATCTACAGCGTCAACAACACAACCGACCTTGCTATATTTGGCGGCACAGACACCCTTGGCGCGTCCACTATCCTATACGGCGGCGCGAATGCGACACTAGCAAACCAGTGGCGAACAACTGCGGCTAGGGCGCTATTCCGCAACATGGCGGGTGACATACTTCTCGACATGCAGGGCACAGCCGAAACTGTCGCATTCACGCAGGGACAAGTAGGCTTGGGCGTCGTGCCAACAGGTTTAATGGCCAGCCGTGCTGCTGCGCTTGCAATCGGCGACAGCACAACGGGCATCGCTCAGAACGGCGCTGGTGTCCTTGAGTTTTTCAGCCAGAACGTGGTGCGGATGAGCGTCGCAGCGGGTGTTTGGGATATTAACGGGACTTTGAGGGTTTCCGGCAATCTCGAAATTGCGGGCAACGTCTACAGCAAACTAAACACAGACATACTTGCAATGTACGGCGGCACCAACGGCCTTGGCGCTGCAACGCTCCTGTATGGCGGCACTAATGCAACCGCCCCAAATCAATGGCGAACGAACTCATCGCGGGCGCTATTCCGCAACATGAGTAACGGAGTTCTTCTTGATATTGATAATGCAGGCGGGGAATCTGGCCTTGGCGCTATGACTGTAGGCACAAGGTTGATATTAGACCCCGTCAACACAGATGGGGGGCGGGTTATTTGGACAAATGCAGCGGGCGCCGAGGTTTTCACGGTTGATGTGGATGTTGCGGGAAATCTTAGGTTTCGCCAAGGCACCACTACTATTTCCCAGATATCTTCGGCGGGTCATCTCAGCTATCCTGGAGTTATTGAGTATGCATCAGATGCGGCTGCCAATACAGGCGGGGTTCCACTCGGGGCCTTTTACGTCAGCACGGCAAACGGTGCCTTAACCAAGCGGAGAACATAAAATGCCTTACGTGATCACGACCGCCGAAGTTCTCGACGGGTTTTCCACCAGCGCCAGCACAGCCGACTTGACGGCTTACATTGCAATCGTTGATCAAGCCGACGCGTGCCTGACTGCCAACCTTGTGTCTGAGGCGATCGGCAAGCAACTCAAAATCTTGGGGGTTCGTCACCTTGCGGGCAACGCCAATGATCGGGGGGCAGTAACGCAAGAGCGGGCTGTATCAGGTGCCAGCCGAAATTATAGCGAGCGGGCAGGCGGAGAGACCGGATACCTTGCAACGCTGCGCACAATAGATCAATATGGTTGTGTGCTCGGGACGATAAATAACAACGGTAGAATCCAGTTGCGCTCCATTGGGCGAACTGCACCGACATCATAGAGGGTACGGAAATGGTAGCAACAGCAGGACGTAAAGTCAGGATCTCATATAACGCGGGCGCGGGCATGGCGGTGATCGCCGGGGCGCGAACAGACAGTTTCACCATTGCCAATGAGATGATTAACATCACGGACAAGGATGATTTGGGCGTGCAAACGCTGCTCAATGACATTGGGGTTCAGTCGGTTTCGATGGATCTCGAGGGCGTCCTGAAAGACGACACGCTGCTAGCACTCACTGAGGCGGCGGCGTCTGGTACGTCCTTGCACGACTTGCAAGTCGAGATCGTGGGTATCGGGACGCTCACATGTGCGGGCGGGTTCTTCCTGTCCAATTTCGTACCAAGCGGCGCGGAAGGATCGGACCCGACAACGTTCTCCTGTTCAATGGCGTCATCTGGCCCCGTCACATGGACCACAGAAGCCTTCTTGATGACTGTTTTGACCACAACGGCGACAGAGACATTCACCATCCCTTGCCAAAACGTTGGCGTATTTGATGCAACAGTAGAATGGGGCGATGGGTCAAAGAGTGTTATCACAGCGTTTAACGACGCCGACTTGGCGCACGTTTATGCCACGGCTGGCAGCTATCAAATCAAGATTACCCCTAACCCTGGCGGCGCGTTCCCGAATATCTACTTTAACAACGTGGGCGACAAACTCAAAGTCACGTCTGTCAATAATCTTGGGGACACGGGATGGCTTACGTTGAGCGGCGCGTTCTTTGGCTGCACAAACATGACATCATTTGTCGCAGGGAATACTGACACTTCTGCTCTTACGGGTATGTTCTCAACGTTTTCGGGCTGCACCAACCTTGCGTCTATTGATTTGGCAGGTTTAACAACGCCAAACCTCACAAATATGAATAGCACCTTCTTTGGCTGCACAAGCCTGGTAACAGTAGACGTGTCAAGTTTCGTAACATCTAACGTAATAAGCATGTTTAGGCTTTTCCGCGATTGCACAAGCCTTATTGACATTATAGGCGTTGAAGCGTTTGATATCGAAG